TTTGAGTGTTAACTCGGGAAGCTTTTCTGCTTTGGCCGCAGGCTTTTCCTCAGCCGCAGGAGCAACACGTTTTTGCGGGACGGGATTGCCATTCTTATCCAACACCAAGTCATACCCAATAGCATCAAGAGCTTGGGCTTTACGGGCGTTGTTAATAACAGCATCAGCACTGTAGTCGGTATCACCAATGTCTTTGGCTAAAGCTTCGTAGTCAACCTTCTTTAGCCGCTCAACTTCAGCAGAAGCTTTGGCAGCCTCGTCTTCAAGGCGTTGTGCCTCTTGCTCTTGGCGCTCGCGAGCGGCCTCCATCAGGCCAACATTAGGAGAAGCGCCGCTAAGAGTGTCAATCAAACTCTCTTGTTTACGACCCTCAATGATCTTTTGCTCTTGCTCCACGCGGGCAGCGGCAATGTCACGGGGCTTTGGGATAGCAATCAGATTCCCATCTTCATCCACATCTGTGACATACCCCATAGCCTCTAAAGCTTTGTTCTGCTGAATCACATTCATCGCAGGGTTTGGGTGAAGCTGTGCAGAAAGGATGGCCTGAGCCGCATCATCTTTAGCTTTCTCATCAGCAATCTTTTGTGCGGCCTCTTGCGCCAATCGAGTAGCTTCTTGCTCTTCAGCTCTATCTCTAGCGGCAGTAATTAAATCAGCGCCAGCTTGAGGGCCTTGACCAGCAAACATCTCTGCGGCACGCTCTTGTGCAATTGCTTGGAGATCGGCTTCCTCTTTTTTTCTAGCGGCATCCGCAGCCTCACGCTCTCGGGCGGCAGCGGTAAGCTCAGTACCTAGACCCTCACGACCAGCCATCTGATCCTTAAACATCTGTTCAGGCGTAGTGCCTGTCAAAGATACTGGGGGCGTATAAGCCTCTGGTTGTGGCTCTGGTTTTGGAGCTTCAACTTCCGGCTTTCTTAGGGCGCGAGAGGCAGCGCCACCCACGCCACCAACGGCGGCAGCGCCAAAGAATGCTTCCTTGTACTCGCGTATAGCATCGTCACCCTTAAGTGGAAGACCAGCTTGCCAACGCTCAGCCATCTGCTCAAGAACCTCGGTAGGAGATTCAGCAATGACACCAAGCGTAGCTCCCGTAGCCGCACGAGCGCCAACACTTGTGCCGGTGCGTTTAGCCAATTCAGCAGCAACTTCTTTGCTAAGAAATTTCTCTGGGATCTTGCTTAAGCCAAGAACAAAACGATCAGCAAAGTACCCAAGCGGCGCAGTAACAGCGGCTGTAAGAGCGGCTTTGCCAGGGGCGGCTGTTTCACCAGTAGCACCCTCTTCTACCTGACGACGCATGAAGTTACCAAACTGCTGCGCTCCATACGTACCAATACCCGCAATTGCACCACCAAGAGGAGATGTAAATGGAGTTACAGCGGCGGCAGCCGCTAGTGGTACAGCCATGCTGGGTGCGCTTTGAAGAATTTGCTCACTAACATAAGTAGGAGTTTTCTTAAGAGCTTCAAGCAAACCTTTTTCGGCGTAAGTTTTTTCCAGCTCCTCAAAGGTAATACCAGGAGGAGCTTTGTCAAACACATTTTCCGAAAGGATTTGCTTGGCCGCTACGTTTGCTTGCGGCGTCATGCCCAAAGCAGACTTAATACCAAAGCTAATACCAGCACCACTCTCTGGGACGGCCTCTACTCCGCGACCAAAAGCCGTACTGACGCGCTCCATGTAGGATGGCTCAGGCTTTGGTGCGGCAGGGGCTTGCTGCATCATGCCAACGCGACGCATTAATTCGGATTGCGTGATTCCCTCTGGAACATTTGTAACTATCGTTCCATCTGGCAGTCTAACGTCCATCATTTACCTCACTTTGGCAGAGAGCTGAAGTCTACAACTTTACCAGAAGAAGATGCGGCAGGAGAATTGGCTTTACCCAGCTCTTTATCAATTAAATAGTCCGTAATTTGAGTTGCAGTTGGGGATGCAACACCCGTCTTCTTGAGCGCGTTAGCAGCCTCTTCCATCAATTGACTTCTGATCGGGCTATCGTAAGCAATCTTCTTCATCACATTGTCGGAAGCTTGATCTCGAGTCATCATGCCCTTACCGGCAGCAGATGGAGCGCCAGCAAGCCTGAATGCCGTGTAAGCATCAAACATTGTCTTGCCTTTATTCTCAGGCTGAGCCAACCAAGTGTTAGCCATTTGATTAAAGAACCGCTGCTCAGAACCAGGCATACTCTGGATTTCTTTATTAGCCTTGATCCTCATCGCTTCAATAGCCATTTGCTGGCGAAGCTCAATCTCTTTATCCTCGGACAAGCTAAGTTTTCCAGCGATCTCACGGCTCTCTTTATCAATTCTGTCTTTCTCGGTCTTGGTAAGATTAAACAAACCAAGTCTCTCGTTGTACTCAGCTTCTTTCTTCTTGGAGCCAAGGTCAAGGATCTTGTCAACCAAAGTATCTTGCTGGGCTTGACGTTCTTTTTGCAGTGCTTTCACACCAGCCGCGCCTCTAGCTCCAGACTCCATCCAGTTACGGCCACCGCCTTGAGCAATCTGACCCAAGTACTCCATCAAAGAATCAAAACCAGGCTCTGGATTCTTCAGGCGCTCTTTGCGAGCCTTAAGTTCGGCTGCCATTTCATCGTAAATAGAAAGATCTTTACGGCCAACTTCTTGTAAGAATTTCTGCTTGTATGCCTCTGGATCAAACTTTTGATTCTCGGCAAGCATTCTTCTCTGGTATTCAGTACCAACACCAACGGACGGAAGCTTAGCTAAGTCAGCCAGACCGCCGGGCATAGGTGCACCATCCGCACGGCCAGTAGCTACACGAGATGGTGCAGGCCTAATGTCGTCAGGAGAGGTTCCTGTTATTTCTTTTCTCTTAGATGCGTCGGGCAATGCTGCCGGAATTCCAAGATTACGCGGATCGGTTTGGCCTCTCAAACTGGCATCAGCAGCATTTAGTAGCGCACGATTTGATTGCTGCGCAAACCCATCAATAGGTTTATTTCTTTCGCGCATACGTTCGTCGGCGGCGGCCTGAAGCGACTCTCTCCGTTTTCTCTCTGCCGGTGTGATGTTTGAGTAGAGTAAATTCTCCAGCATAGAGCCGTAGCTTTCTTTTGGAGCTGCCGCATCTTCTGCTTTTTGCGCAGCGCGTTTGCGAACAAAAGATTCCGCAAGCTCTCGTTGAGTTACTTGTCGTAATGGGCCTTCTTTAACTGCCGCCTCCATCTGTTGAGGGGTTAATCGTGGCTGCTGCTCAGCCGATGGCTGCTCAGTTTGTTGCGCACTCTTAACAAAAGCCTCTATTTGTTGTGGCGTTAGAGAATCTTGTGGGACAGCATCCTGTTGTGCAGGCTCTTCTCTCTTAGACGCCATGGCTTGAAGCATTGCCATGCGTCTTTGTTCGGCAGGAGTAATATTTGAATAAAAGAATTTTTCCAATGCAGATCGCTTGTCTTCATTTGGATCCTTTACTTCATCGCCTTCGCTAAATGCAACGATGCCGCCGCCCGCATAGTGGCGACCAAGGTTAGACATAAGCTGAGCAATGCTTCCGCCACCAGCAGCCATGACGGGTTGCATAGGAGGTTGACCTTGCATAGGGGGTTGTCCTTGTGGGCCTTGAGCCATTTGTGGTTGACCCTGAGACATATCTTGAGGCATACCTTGTGGCATCTGTGGGGGTTGGCCTTGTTGACGCTGTTGAGCACCAAGCATCTGACGTAGCTTTTCTACAACAGAAGGCTGAGCACCGCCAGCTTGAATGGCTTGTTGGCCTTGCGCACTGTTACGCAGCTCAGTAATTTTCTGAAGGGCGATGGCCTCTTCCAAGTCAGGCGGAATAGAACCAGGAGCCTGACCTTGCTGTGCCTTCTTTACTTTTTCATCCAAAGGAGCTGGGTTTCCTTTGTATGCGTCCACAAGTTGTTCAATACCCATGATGATTCCTTCTGATAACTGTGCTCATTTTATTGAAATTTCTCTTAGCGTCTACGGAGAAGATCTATTAAACCGCCCTTGGCAAACATTTGCTCGTAATACCGGTCATCCAAATCTCGGCCATAGCCCCCAAAAGAGGGGGTAGGTTCTGCTTGAAACATATCCGGTGAAAACTGCTGTGCAAAATAGTCAGGCACTTCAGGAGGCGTATAAGCAGGCTCTGGCGGAGGAGGCGGAGGCGTGTAAACAGGCTCTGGAGGCGTGTATGCTGAAGCAGGCTCAGGCGCTGCATTACCACTAAAGAAACTAGAAAACCCTCCACCTCCCTCCATCTCCATTTGAGGAATGAACTTATCTCTTGAAGCAACCATAGGCTCTTGCGGTGGCTGAGGCGATGTAAATACAGGCGCTGGCTGAGGAGTTGGCTCAGTAATAGGCGGAGGCGGTGGAACCGGCGCAGACGGGGGAGGTGGCGGCGGAGCTGGGGGTGGGGGTGGCGGAGGTGGTGGCTCAGGAGGCGGTGGGCTATACGCATAAGACGGCTCTTGCTTTGGCGTATACATAGGCTCAGGCGCGGCAGGACGCGAAGCCGCCGCAGCAGCTAAACCACCGGCCAAACCTAAACCTAAGCCCAAGCCCCCGCCAGAAGAACCGGAGGGGGTTACTTCTTTGGGGAGCCAGACCCTCCAAGACCCAAAGTCCTAAGCAACTCATTAACAGTCGTTGCACCGCGAGCAGCATTGGTAAGAGCGTCCGGCTCAGGCAGTGAATAGTTAGTTGCAGAAATTGGCAGACCTTGGAGCATAGACTGCTGGAACTGAAGCATCTTATATGGATTAGCACGAGCTTCTTCAAATGCTGCCTTATCTGCTGCAATACCTTCAGCTTCAATACCACGCTGGGTAGCGCCAAGAGCTGCTTGTTGTTGCAGGTTAGCCAAGCCCAACTGACCGCTAGAGATGCCCAGATCGCCTTGGGCTTTTGCAGCCTGAAGACCAGTCTGAAGACCTTGCAATCCCAAGTTTGCACCAAACTGTTTAGATTGCTCGGAAGCTTGTTGAGCGGCTTGACCATACTGAGCGGCTTGCTGAGCCGCAGTCATAGACTGACCTTGGTTGAACTGACGGGCAGCTTCTTGAGCTTGCTGTGCAGACATGCCGTACTTAGCCATCATGTCAGCGGCGGTCATACCCTGAGTAGCACCAAACTGCTTAGACTGCTCAGATGCCTGTTGTGCCTGCATGTTACGGGCTTGGTCAGCATTGAACTGAGCCATAGCGTTCTGGAACGCAGTGTCATAACCCTTACCAGTGATACCGGCTAGGTTAGTGCCAAGGTTACGTTGGTTCTCTGCGGTCAGGATAGCACTGCGGCCACCACCAAAAGCACCAGCCTTAGTCATCGCAGCTTTGTTTGCTTGCTCGCTAATGTTTGATTGACGGCGAGCCTCTTCCAGTTGTGGGTTCAAAGAAGTTTGCAAGTACGGATTCATGTACTGCTGAGCTTGCTCTTGACCAAAAGTGCCTGATTTGAATGCTGTACTTTGGTACGGGTCAGGTGCTTTGAACTGGTTTGTAAACTGCGTGGCAGCAGAGAGTTCTGGTGCTTTGAACTGGCTATCAAACTTGGTTGGATCGTAGCTTATGCCTTGAGCCTTGGCAGCAATATCGCCCGCAGTCTGCGTAGCTTGACCAACACTGCTAGGCACAGACAGATTACCCGCAGCTTGGAACGCTTGCTGTTGTAGACCAGAAGCACCAGCCGATAATGGGCCGCCGTACTGCTGATATGGGGCACTAGCCAAGGCTTCAGCTTTACCAAGCATGTTGGGAATGTAATCACCAGTCCAGCTTGCAAGTGTTTGCTCTGATCCTGTTGAACCAGCAGGAATCGTTGTTCCGCCAACCGCATAATGCTTAACCGATCCACCATTGGCATAAGCTTGAGCCAAACCACCAGGCATGAACTTGTCTGGGTTAATTTTCTTGCCTTGTTTCTTTGTGCCGGTACGGGCCTGACGGATCTTGTCCATCATGCTGTACAGCTTCTTAGCTCCAGCATCAGAGTTGCCGTTGCCCAAATGAGACACAACATCCGCAGGGACAACAAACTCGCCGTGGCTTAAAGCAGCGGGTTGACTCTGACCAATACGTGCTGGAATCTTATCGGCCATACCATCAGTCTCCCCTTGTAAGTAGCGAGGTACGCTACCGCCCTTGGCGTATTCAAAACCTCCACCTTCACCAAAATAAGGAATCCTGTCGTAGTCCTCTACGATTATGTCGTTATTCATTGGCATTTCATACTCTGGTAGTAATCCACGAAGACGATCAAACTCAGCATCAACTTCTGTGTCGTTTAACAGGGGTGGCTCTTGAAATTCCATTGCCCTGCGATTGATTTGATCGTCTATTCCAGTAAATTCATCTACTCCTCTTGGATAGCCAGCAGTGACCTCTGGCATTTTTGCCACTCTACCACCACCAGCAGTAGATCCGGGTGGAGCACTGCCACCGAGTCCTTTAAATATATTAGAAATGGAGCCAATGGCGTTACTCGCGTTGCCAGGCTTACTAAGATAGTTGCCAAGCAATGCAGCCAATCCAGCGCCACCAGCTACTTTGGCTACGTTTCCTAAATCAAAACCACCACCGCCTCCACCACCACCAGAAGAAGTGGATGGGGATCCAGGTTGACGGGTGTAGGTAACATCACCGCCGTAGTTAACACCACCAGCACCGGGACGGCTACCAGCGGGAGGAGCAGTCACCATGTTGCGTTCTGCGGTGAATTTGGGAATGCCACCTTGGTATCCAACTTTTTGTCTATTAGGTGCAAAAGCACCAAGGCCGCCAGCCAATCCACCACCAAGAACGGCAACACGGCTTGCTATATCTTTACCGGAAAGATTGCTTCCAAAAAGATCATTGATGGCGTTGGTAATGCCAGACCGATTATTGGATGCAATAGCACCACCAGCTATGCCTCTTAAAATGTCTCCAGCACTGCCTCTAGTTGTAGGCATGAAGTCATCGTCTGTACGCAAATAATTAGGTAGCGAGCCGCCGTAAGTTGGGTCAAATACATTTTCATCAGGATTAAACGGAACGTTAACGTCTACACCGTAGTCCTGACCATATTTAGTCGCCATAATTAACCCCTCAAAATTTGTAACAAAGTGTCAACGTCAATATTGTTTACGCGACCACCATTAGAAAACCCGTTATCTTCGCCATCTTGCTCTTGCTGCATTCCCTGCATTGGCATCGGTGCTCCTGAGAACCCGTCACTTGCACCAAGCGCAGAAGGCGGAATGTAACTACTGCCAAACAAATCTTCCCCAAATAGATCTTTGTAAGATTTTATCTTAGCACCCTCAGTCTTGTCACTCATCATCATGTTCAACAGAGAGTTTTGTTGCTGCTGCTGTTGATTGGCTAAGTTAGCAATCGCATCTACCGCAGGGTTTGTGCCGGATGCAGTAGGCCTTGCGCCGGGAGCGGCTGGTCTAGCTGCGGGTTTTGCTGGTTCTGGTTTCTTACTTCCAACAGGAGTAACGCCAGCTTTTCTCATTATTTCGCCGCCAGTTTGAGCAGTGCCTCGATTCGGCATATAGCTCACATCAATCTCTTGGCCATCCTTGTTTGTCCAAACTCCGGGTCTGGTCAGGTTGTATTCCCAATCTTGGTTTGGGTCAATATTGCCTGTCTCTGACCCAAGTGGGCCTTGTATCCCACCCAAAGGATCTGAAACAAATTGACCCGTTATTTCGTTGTAATAACCGGGGCCGGTTGGCGTTGTGTCGTCAGACGACGAGAATGTGGATGGAAAATCTTCGTCTGGACTTGGTAAATTAAATTCATCAGAGCCGCCAGTTAAGGGTGAGTACCCACCACTTCCGGGTTTAAACATACCGGGGATCAAGTTTGCCCTAAATTCGTCCATATCGCCAGGGCCAAGAGAAGCGGTAAGGTTGTTAGACTTTGGAATTGCATCCATGCCGTAGCGCAATATGGCTAATGGATCACCGCTTTCAAGCGCTTTAACCGCGCCAATTGTTTTAGAAATATCTTTAAGGTCAAAGCCGCCAACATCACTTACTCCACCGGCATTAGCACCAGCCATCAGAATGGCAAGAGGATCGCCACTCTTTAAAACGTTTGCATATTTAGCTGCGTTAGCAATATCAGCCATTCCACCGATGCCAGCCATATTACCAAGACCAGCAGCTCCAGCAATTGCGCCCAATACGTTACCTTGCTTGGCCGCTACCAAAGCATTTATGCCTTGAGCAAATGGCGCTAGGCCGGGAACAAATGATGCAATTGTTAATAGCGGGGCAAACTTGTCAAGATCGCTACTAGACGCGCCTTGTGTATAGAAAATGGGATTGCCTTGGGCATCAAACTGCACACCGTAACCAGTGTTGCCCTTACCCTCGTAAGTCCCACCAAAGAAGTTTCCTCCTTGGCGACCGCCATACGTTACCGGAACTTCTTGGCCCGTTAGCTTGTTGCCGAATGTTTCACCAGTAGCACCAAAAAGTTGACCGTCTTTTTCTTTTATGTTTTTAATGTCAACAGTTTTGTAAGTAGGTTGTGTATTTTCATCATACCCTGTTGGGACACCGTAGACAGGCTTTACTTGCTGGGCTTCTTCTGGGCTAAGATCTCTGCGAACGTAATCTACGCCATCACCAGTATCAACGGCATCCATTACATAAAATTCAGAACCTGACCCCCGAACAGGTTGACCGTTGAAGGTCATGCCAATTTGTTCAATAGGCTCATACTTATCAACTTTGCCAAACTGCTTAATGTCGGTAATGCCAATGTCAGCCAAAATCTTAGCCATGTCCTCGGCATTTGCCTCAGCAGAACCATGACCCGCACCAGACCATTTGCCAGTTAAACCTTGGCCAAGAATTTGTTTCTTTATAAGTTGCTTGTAATCTTCAGCCATATTTTTCCTTAAGGCAGAGCCGACACAAAGGTCATTGTGGCTACAACAGACTGGGTAGAAGGACGCACTGGGCCTGTGCTTGCTGGGTAATGCTGTATTGTTACAGAAGCATTTGTGGTTGACCAGTAGATTTGAATGTAGTCGTTCGCGGCCATGCTCAAATAATAGTTCCAGCCAATAATCTCGTGGGCTTCATCACCAGCAGACGCGCTCTTATGTGCAGGGATTGATATAAAACCAGTCGATCCTGCAATGTCAGTGCCGTTCTGTTTTAACCAAATACTCATATCTTGAATCTGGTTGTCCGTGTTTTGGAACTGCGTGCTGAACTGTAGGTTGTAAATACCAGCAGTTGCTACCGTAATTTTAGAGCTATCTATAGTTACACCATTAGAAAAATCTGTGGTGTTAAGCGTCATCAACGTGGCTGTATTGGCTGTGGTTGTCTGATCCTGATCGCTAGAAAAAGCCCCGTAAGGCAGACGCAAGCCAGCCCCATCAATTGAGCCTGAGCCAGTATTCATCTGGTTAAGAATGTTTTGCAGTCGGTTGAAATACAACCTAAGCACATTGTTTAGCTGATCTTGGTACGCTTTGTTGTATTGTTCTGTTGCCAACGGCAGAGCAGGCGGCTCAACCCGCTGGAACTCATACTCCGTTGTAACAAGTAAGCTCATGAATTACCTCTGCGGCCATCTTGACGGATGTCAATACGGGGTGAACCAAGCTGCCATGCGCAACCAAGTTGGGTAGATTCCACCTTCATAATCATCTGACGGCCACGAACCCTGACGTAAATCTGACCAGTAAACTGCTCAATCACCGCTGTAGATGTGCGAGTCACAGTTGCATCCGAGTTGCCGCCCAAAGAGATTGGGTCGTTGTAGCCTGAACCGGAGTTCTGCATGGGGATCAAAGTCATTGTGACTTGCGGAGATGATGTGTTAGACCCACGGAAAGTAATGTCAGGCAGGATACGCCAGACAAACCCAAAGTGATCGCCATCATCAATGTCAAACTCGGTAGTCTCAATAACGGCAGTAATTGGCAAAGTTGTGCCTGTTTCGTTGTCGTCATTACCCTGTTCGTGGTAGACGATGTTGTACGTATACGTTGCAGCCATTGGGTACTTACGCAATGCAGAGTCAATCCACGCTGTTCGGGCCATTGTGCCGTAAGCCCAGACATCTTCTAAGTAGTTGTACGTTACGTACTTATCCACGGTGAACGACCCAGCCGAGCAGTAGAAGAACCAAATCTCGTTAAAGCCTTCATTGGTAGAGGCAAAGAACTGATCGGCTTGTTCTAGGTTAATGTCTTGGAAAATAAACTGGCGCAGATCGCATCTAAGAGTCTGGACACGGCCATCGTATTTGTAGAACTTATCAATGCCCATCCAGTACACCACACCCGTGGCGGTTGCAGCTGCGTTTGGCCCAGCAATAGAGATGTTGTCTCCCAACAACTGGGAACCCCACACCGCTGGCGGCCCTTGGTACTGCAATGAATAAACTGCAGAATCAGTTAAAACAACAATCTCTTGACGAGTCTGTATGGCAGTAATAATCTTTGAGCCGTGGGATAGCTGCAAGCTACCAGCCTGATTTGTAGCAGAAGGGAACCACTCCAAGTAATCCTCTTGGTCAGACCAACGAATTAGCATGGGGTTTTGAATGGTGCTTCCATAGTCATTACAACCAAACGCAAACGTAAAGCGTGAGGCATCAGACACCAGAATAGAACTCTGAACCGTTGGGCAGGAAGAAGCTCCCGATAGATTGTTAATAGCCACGCCCCGTGAAGTCAACAAAGAGCTTGCCTTCCAGACATAAATCTCACCACCATTAGGTGCAAAGAGTAAGTCTTCGCCAAAGTTAGCCTGTGACCAAATACGCATCTGGTCAGATGATTCCACACCAACGCCCCAAGGCCCAGCACCCCACGGGCCAGCGCCCCAGCCAACCAAAGGAAGCGCGTAAGGAGCACCAACATTAACCTGATAAGCAGCCACTACAGCAGTACCGCCGCCCGTAGCAGTGGAAGTAGCTGGGCTTGCCGCAGTAATTGTGTATTGAGTGGTAGATGTACCGGTTATGGTTAGCTCATACTCACCGTTTAAGTCAAGACCGCCAACAGCTGTAGCGCCACTGAAGGTAACGAAATCACCGTTTGTATAACCACCAGCTGCGTCAGTTACAGTGACTGTTGTAGACCCGTTAACCGTAGCAAATGGGTTTGTCAGCGCAACGCTAAGCTTTGTGTATGTTGCTGAAACAGATGCGCCACCCCCGCCCGTCACAGTGGATGATGCCGTAACAGACACGGTAATTGTGTAGTCGTCAGCTCCAACATACGTTATGGTGTGATTGGTATTAAGTACTTCTGCTGGAATTCCACCGACCGCAACAGCACCAGAGAAGTTAGCAATATCACCGGTAAGTAAGCCGTGGGCAGTGTCATTTACGTTAATAACTGCTGACCCAGATGTAGTATCAAATGGATTGTTCAGTGTTACAGGAGCTTGTACAGCCGAGCGCAAGGGAGTAACGTCGTAATACAAGCCACCGTTTTCAATGTAGAACTTCAGGTTTGTGCCGATTGCCAGTAAGTTCTGCCCGCCCAGAGTGACCCAGTTCCACAAAGAACGGCAAACACCTTGGAAAATAGCCGAAGAAATACGCTGCCAGCCACCGATTTTTTCTGGTGTGCCTTGGCGAAACCTTATTTTGTCTGAAACATAGTAGCCATTTTCCGATGTATAGCGTGTGTTTTCCCTGTTTACACCGGCTTTCTGCTGAAGTTTCTTTAATGGCATGAGCAGTCCTAAGAGAGAAAAACGGCCCGTTCGTCAATACGACGATTCTGTAGCCCTTTGAGAATTTTACCCCCCGCCATGCAATATTTCAACAATTCTTCTGCTGCACCAGCCATATCACCACGCAGCACCTTTTGACGCAGAGTTGAACGCTGGAGAGTTCCCAGTCCTACATTGAAAGCAAAAGATACCAATGCGTCAAACTGTCCTTGAGTAAGAGGCACAGGACAATAAGTAGCCACGCCTTTCTCAAACCGAGCAAGGTCTGCCCTAAGTATTGCATCTACTTCCTCCATTGAATGTTTACGCATAGCCTCTGGCGGTGGCACAAAAGCATCCCGCTGGTCTATCTTAAGCTTGCCTTGCTCTGGGAACATTACGTGCCCAACCCCCACAGTCCAGAGCTTGGCTGGACATTTGTAGGGATTCTGCCTCACGCCTTCGTGATGGCGGATCATGTGGAGGCACTTGGCTGAGATCTTCATTTGCCAAATGCCCGGCCACCAAAGTGGAAAGCAATGATTGAGGCAAACAACGCTTGGGTGTCAGAGTCCCACAGCATCTCGGCCAACTCTGTGAACGGCACACCGCTGTTCCAGCCGTAGGCAAACAGGCCAATGTCAATAAACAGTAACAGGAAGAAGAAGCCGTATGTGATAACGGGACGAACAGAAGCTCGGAGGTTCTTCATCCATGTAGAAGTCCCCTCGTTTAAACTTGTATCGTGGGCGTAGATCGCCTGCATTTCAGCTTGCTGAGCACCAATCAGAACCTGCGTTGTATTGGCTGCGCTCTCGGTTGCCAACTGTTCTGACTTGATATGCTCGATCCGCTCTTGGGCTTCAAAGCCTGCTTTACGAAGCTCTAATTCACGGGTAATCTGCATCTGGGCAAGGTTTAGCTCATGCTTCTTGTCTGCCCGGTCTTGAAAGAATTCCAAAATCTTGGGCAAACCGCCCATCAGAAATGAGATTAAGGTTGAGAGTAGTGTCAGCATATTGATCCTTTACTGTTTGCTTTTACTGAGCATTGTTGCTGCAATTTCCATCATGGTTCTTGTTACTTGAATGTCAGCAGGTTCATTATCCCAGCCTACAGTGATTTGTCCAACAAACCGGCTTGGATCAGGTGGAATGCTGACTCGGCAAGTGTAGGCAACCCCCTTAGCGATATACCATAAACCCATTTCCGATTGCGCTGACTTGTACTCGCCACAAGGAATCTCACTTGCCATCAGCTTAATCACATCAGCGTTATTGGCTTGGTTTTGAGTAAACAACCCAACATCAAGCCCATCATTGGTTTTGTCTCTACCCTCTTTGGTGTAAGCACGATACAGCACTCTGGTTCCAAACATAGGGTTTACTTTAAATACAGCCACAATGGTAGCGTTGGTTGTTTTAAACAAGTGGGCGGCAGCGTCTTCCACCCTGTCCTCAACAATGCTTGGCATTCTCTTAGACTCTTTGTACGCGCCCATCAACAGTTCTTGGTTCTGCCAAACAAAATACCCAGCAAACGCAAAAACCGCCATGAGCAACAGAGCGAACAGTTTAAACGGGCTATCCACATAGGACAGCACCTTGCTCAATACGTCTGCTGGCTTTTCGTCACTCATAGACCAATCATTCCCAGTAGTTTGTTCACGACCTTGTCGGCCAAGTCATCGGGCAAAAAGCGTAGCAGGCCAAGCACCCACCAAGCAATACACAGCCTGACAAAGACTTTGAGGAATAGGTCAAACTGTTTCTGGTACTCATTCACCGACCACACCCTGTCTTGGCACAGTAATCTTGTATCTCAGCAATGCCCCAGCCAACAGCGCCAAGAAGCATTACGATCACAACAACACCAATCGCCCACGCCATCTGCTCTTGTTCTTCTTCTTTGCGGCGCTTCTCTTCAGCCTTTAGCTCTGCCATCTCTCTGGCATCATCTCTGTCCATCTCAGCTTGTCGGGCCTTGGTCGCATTCCATACGTCTATGCGTCCCGCCTGCATGAACAGCATCTTTAACTGTTCTTCAAACCGCTTGGCCTCATCCAAGGCCATCTCAATCTGTAACGCCGCGCCAAGGTTAGATTTACCGCCTGTACGCTTGGCCTGAAGCATCGCCTTGGTAGCGGTGCTCTTGGCATCAAAAAGCCGCGAAATGGATGGAGCCAAGCCCGCTAGATCACTAGCAACTTTGCTGGCCTTTTTGACTACGCTGATTGCAGTCTGTAGTCCTTCTAACGCTGTTATCGGGTCTATTGGAATCATAGGTACAACTCAAAACAAATTCCAGTAACCAAACAGCGGGGGCCAAAGCCCCCAGACAAGGTTACTTAGGTTCTACGTCCGACACCTTGGGTTCGGCCAGAGCTTGCTTCAGTAACTCAAAGAAGGCGTTTCTTCCTACTTGGAGCTGATCTACGTTAAATCTTGCTGAGTCTAGTTTGCGATCCAAATCTGCGACATGGTTTAAAAGAACTTGCTGTTCTCTGGTCAGGTCTTCAAACTGGTGCTCAACGCCGTCGATATTCACAGGGGTCTTTTCGTTTTTTCCCATGATGTTTCCTTTAATTGCTGCCAAACTCAGGTGGCAGCTTCCTGTTTAAACCGATGCGGCTTGCAGGGGTGCTAGATTTTCTGTCGTCCAGTCGTATTTATTCATTTTTCTCATCCTTTTTACGAGTGTTGGATAGGGCATCCCAATAAATTCAGCCATATCTTTGATGCAACCAAATTGTTTTCCATTAAGAGATACTTTAACTGCTTTTGGGTTTTTACCACGAGGCAATGAACTCTTTGCTTTACGCTCAGAACTTAACTTTCTTCCACGCAATGCTTTTGATATTTTATCGCCAACGCCTAATTTTTTTGCGCTATTGTTTTCGCCAAGCTGTCGTTCTCTAACAATATGCTTGTATGTTTCCATTGTACGAGCCATTGTTTCACTAAACTTTGTTCTTGCGTCATCAGTATGGCGATAACCAGAAGAACCCTCACCACCATCGGTCAGGTTGGTGAGAGATGCGCCTTGTGATTTAAGTTTTGAGATCAGTTCTTGTTCAGCCAAAAAAGCAAGTTCTTCGTCAATTTTGTCTACAACAACACGAACATCAAAGCCGCCAGCTTTTGCAACAACACGTTTCCAGTGTTGATTCCTGCGCCTTGCTTCAAAACACCTACGGCCCTTACCTTTACCGACATAAAAGACGGTATTGGCGTCAAGCCGAATGTGCTCGTAGACGTAGAACATTACTTACCAGCGGCAATAGCGGCATTTAGCGGAGCCAAGTCTTGGCCCTGCATAAAGTCCTTGGCAACCATAATTTCTAAATGGGCAACATTACGAGCCAAGCAGTCAGCCCAGTCTTCGTCAGACACAAGTTCAGGTTTACCTGCGTTAATCAGGTTTACTGAGTCCATTGCGGCACTGTAGTGGCGAGCAATTTGTTCTGCGGTGATAGTTTCAGTAGTCATGATTTTCCTTTAAAGGTTAGCGGCATCCAAACGTGCCTTGAGTGAGACGATGATGGCTTGTTGTTCTTGAATGGCTTTAGCAAGCAATGAAACCATGTGACCATAAGCCAAAGCATCAGGGCTTCCGTCTTCTGCGTATTGAACAAACTCAGTCAAACCAGCGGCATGGACTTCTTCAGCAATCAAGCCGCCAAATGTTTTGCCAACATCTGATTCTGATTTACCTTCGTATGTGACGGCACGAAGTTTCAATACATCAGCAAGACCATGTGTTGCATCTTGTACATTCTTTTTATATTTTAAAGATGATGTTGAACGCTGTAACACACCGCCAGCCGTGACAAACATATTTGCGGCACTACCAGTCGTATTGTTATATGGTGAGCCACCTAAAGTTCCTGTATAAATAGTTCCACCATCTTCTGTGGCAAAAACAACGTTACTAGCACTATTTGTTGAGTAGATGTTGTAAGTAGCACCAGTTGTTCCATTACCTCTAATGGCAAGTCTTGCTCCAGAAGTTGTGCTAGTAACACCAAGACAGAAGTTACCAGAGCTATCAAAATTACCTCGTACATTTCCATCCCCATCAGACAGCACAATTTGGTTGTTTGCTGTGCGAATGTCTAGGCCACCTTGGTTGCCGTTGTAGGAGCCAAGGATTGTGTTTTTTGAGCCAGTGGTAATTGCTGATCCAGCGTTGTAGCCCAAGAATGTGTTTATAACACCAGTCGTTATATTATAACCTGCTTGATATCCAAAATAACTATTTGTACTGCCAGTAGTGCCGCTATACCCCGCCTGAAAACCTACAGCAGTGTTGTTTCCTGCTGTGGTGTTAGAAAACAATGCAGATCGACCAAGTGCAGTGTTAAAACTTCCAGTAGTGTTGCTCTGAAGTGAGTCAGAACCAATTGCAACAGACTCCGATCCAGTGGTATTGTAATAACCACTAGCATTTCCCATAAATGTATTGCCACCGCCTGTTGTGTTGGTGTATCCAGCAATACGCCCAATAAAGACGTTGAAGCCAGCTGTTGTAGTGCTATATCCCGCCTGATAACCTACAGCAGTGTTGTTAGATGCTGTGGTGTTGGAGAACAAAGCTGTTTGCCCAACCGCCACGTTGTTTGAGCCTGTTGTTGTTTGAATCAATGCGGCAGAACCAAACGCAGAGTTTGCGCTACCTGTAACATCCCTTGCGGCATTTGTACCAACTGCTGTGTTATCACCATTAACAGTTGTTGATTTTAAACTGTTTTGACCAACTGCTGTGTTTGATGAGCCTGTTGTATTTGCCAAAAGTGAAGAATTACCAAGTGCTGTGTTAACAGTTCCTGTAGTATTAGATGCAAGCGCATCTTTGCCAAGTGCGCTGTTTGATGCGCCTGTATTGACTTCAAGAGCACTTTCACCAATAGCGGTGTTGCCCGATGCAGTTGTGACTGATCTAAGCGTGTTATATCCAAAAGCGGTATTGCTTCCACCAGTAGTAGTAACCAATAATGCTTGATAGCCAGAACCAGTGTTTCGTATGCCAGTTGTATTAGCCGCCAAAGCACTAGCACCCACCGCAGTATTGCTAGACACAGCACCTGCACCACGGCCTACTGTTAGACCATAAATCGTAGCATCTGCGTATGTTGTTAAATTGCTAAATCTGGTCAACTCTACAAAGTCAGAACCGTTCCAAGCAACAACTGTTCTTGCACCGTTGGCAATCGTTACACCCGTAGTTGGGCCAGCACCAACCAACTGAACAGCAAAGCCGCCTGTAGTTGCATTGATAACCGTATAAATCTTTGACTGGGCCGGAGCAGTTACTGTGCGAATAGCTGTACGCGCACCCGAGAACAAGAGA